CTCTGGTTGTGACTGGTGGCGGGGATCTTCTCTATACACATACTGGTAATCCTAGCGGATGGTACTTGACACTATTAATTAACACTGTTATTCAGATGATTTTGTTTGGTGTGTCGTGGATCCGCGCTTGCCTTTCTATTGATGTTGCTCCTACTTATTCCAATTTCATGGATCATGTGCGTGCCAATCTTCTTGGTGACGACTCTATCGTCTCTATTCGTGATGATTGTTTGTACTATTTTAATAAAGATGTTATTGCTGAGATTTGGTTATATTTTGGGATATTCTTGAAAACTCAGGAAGTCCATTCTCGTTTGGTTGATTGCGAGTATTGCGGTGCCACTTCTATTGATGTTGGAGGCACGCTTGTTCGCCGCCCGCGCGTTGATAAATTTCTTTGCGCGCTTAAATATACGAAAGACCAATCTCCTCTTTATCGGTTTCAACGAGCTTGTGCTATACGCACTCTCCTTTGGCCTGTCCCTGAAGCATGTGCGTTATTAACAGAGTGGTGCTATCGTCTTGCACACCTGTATCCTCACGACATTCGTTCAATTGACGTCGCTTCTAGTATGAAACCTGATTGTGACATGGCTTATTTGCATACCGGCATGGTCGGTAATGTTCTCGGTGGCGTGTCGGCGGGCTGATCATAAGGCCAAAATCCTGCCGAAAGAATTTTGTAGGCGAGTCCTACATACCCCGTTGATTTTAGTTTGAATGCCCAAGCGCGTTCTCACTCCCCACCAAGTTGCAGCGCGTCGTCGTCGCAACCAAATTCGCCGTGCGCGTCGTCGTCTCGGCACTGCGACTCCTTCAGGCGGTCGCGTGCGCGTTGCTGGCGTGCAGTACAACAAATCGCAGTTCGAGCGTTTCGTCCAGGGTGCTCGCAACACTCGCAACATATCAGCTGCCATGAACGGCATTCCACCGCCTGTTCCCTCTCGTGCCGGCCGCGCGCCTTTGCGTCGTGGTCAGGCTCCTCCTGATCCTTCTGGTGGCCTTGGTAGCCCCGAGATTCAGATGAGTCCTGCGGCGAAAGCCTATTTGGCTTGTCTGCTCGACTGTATGACCCACCCTCCTGTTGCAATGCCGATCGGTGGCCTTGAGTCGCTTCCTGTGCGTTGCTTCTCCAAGGGCACATTTTCGATCGGTAGCACGGTCGAGTCTGGTGGCTATCCTGGCATGATCACTGTTGACTGGGGTCAGGCCTGTTTCAGTGACCTCTCCCCTGGCTGGACTTCTAGTTCCAGCTATATT